AAACACCGATGTTAAATTGGAGTTAGTTCAAAACTCTGATTATTTTGGGATGGTTGACGCAGTGGACGGAGTTGTCGCATTGGCGTGGGAAGAAGATGAAGATACAAAAAAACCAAGAATGGTTTTTAGATTTAATGATGAAGAAAAAAAGGTTAAAGACCTATTATATGAGAAAGATTTAATTCTTGAATTTGAAAAAAAATTAGTTTATGAAAAATAATTTAAAAGCTCTAAAATTGGTTGAGTTTGGATTGAAACCATCCAACGTGGCGAAATTAACAGAATCAGAAGTAAATGAGATTTACACAAAGTTAATTTCAGAACAAGTTAAAGAAAAAATATCCTATGATGTTACGGGTTCGGGTACTGTTCCGACACCGATGCCTAAGGGCGCTACGGTAACAAAAAAACCTGACGGAACTTTTAGTTTAACACCTAATGAAGGCGAAGTTGGAGAAAGTAAAAAGAAAAAAGGAAAACCAAATCCTTGGGCTATTTGTCACGCACAAGTTGGTCCTAAGAAAACAAGAAAATTCGAGAGATGTGTCAAATCGGTTAAGAAAAGTTTGGAGGAAGGAAAAAATCCATTATCTTTGTTCTTCGAAGAAGAAATTATGAGAATTGTAGAAAATAATTTACCCCCACGAATGACAAAAGGTGATTTGTTAAAATATCTTTCTGAAGATACTAAAACAAAACCAAAAGAAAAAGAGAAAGAAAAGGAAAAAGAGAAACCTGAAAGAAAAAATCCATTTAAACCTTCTCCTCACAAACAACCAAAACCGAAAGCACACAAAGAGGAAACAAAAGAAGCTGTTATGGACGCCCCTGCAAAACCTAAGACAAAACCTGGAACCAAACCAACTACGAAGCCAGGTCAAAAACCCGGAACTCCATTCAGACCCTCACCACACAAACAACCAAAACCAAAGGCAAAATTACCTGAATGGTTAAGATTTAATAATATGGGTATTAGATTTAAAAAATAAAAAAATGAAATACAGAAAATTAAGAGAAGACATTGATTATGGTGATTATCCTGAAAGGATGGACCCAAGTATTCAGAGAAAATTAGAACGTGGGGAAACTCCGTATTCCTCTCACAGAGCAATGCCGGGAAGTGACCCAAAATTTGACCAAGTCGTGGCATCCAAAAGATTCAAAGATGTTGTAGATAAGTTTATTCATCATTCCGGACAAAGACCACCAAGAGGTGGTGGTGCGATGCAACAACTTATGTACTCAGCTATGGGTATGATGAGAGAGATTAATAGTATCGAACGTCGAAACAAACAAGCATTAGAAGAATTGGCGGTAGAGTTAGTGAAAAAAGAAATGGGTATTGAAGAAGGTCAACTTCAGTTTGAGGCTCAACTAGTTGGTATGGGTGATATCTCAGCATCTCCTAATATGAGTGGTAGGTCAGAAGAGCCGGAAGAACAAGAAATTGAAGATGCGTTTAAAGAGGCTGAAGAGCATACTGAAGAAATTGCTGATTTTGTGGATGCGTTTGAAAAGTTTGATATGGAGAAGGCTAAAAGAAGATTTATGAATTCTCTAATTCAAGGAGCCGCGAAGAAAGGTCATTATATGTTTGAACTTGTTAGAAATGAAATTGAAGAGATTGAACCAAGACTGATGGAGCTTTACGGTGTTTCAATGTCAATCCTTGATTATCTTTATTGGTTATACCCTGAAGATATGGTTATGGGTATGTCAGCATCAGGTGCGGGTCAAGCAGGTCAAGAAGAAGTTGATTTACAAACAGACCCCCCAACAGTTAGGGCTAAAGGTGCGAGTTTTCCAATCCTTGTTCACGAATTATTGAAAGGGGTTTATGATATATTAGGTGCTAGTGGATTACCTGACGACCCAAGACAAGCTGAAATGGTTATTGCTTCTGAAGATACGTTACCTGCGGAAGTTTGGGATATCCGTTTAGGTCCTATTTTTTGGGAGAAATTTTTGGAGGCTTTTCCTGATAAATTATTCGAAGATGACCATAAAATTATCAGGAATTATCTTTTCTCGAGGTTTTCGATGATTACAACTGATGAGTTTTTTACTTTAGCTAAATCGATATTGTCAGGAAATCCTAAAGGTAAGCAAGCTCTTGACAGAATGGTTGAAGATATTATTAAAGAACTAAAAGACCAAGATTATAGAGATACTATGGGAGATGAGGACGACGAAAATGATGATGATGATTTGGGCGATTTTCTTGGTGGTTTAGGTATTGATTTACCGGATGACGATGAAGATTAAAATCTTTCTAAAATAATTAACCCCTCCCAAACCGGAGGGGTTTCATATTTATATTATATGACGAAAGAACAATTACTTATTGAGGTCACAAAATGTCACAGGGACACACCTTATGCTCTAAGAACATATTTACAAACTTTTGATAATACAAAGTCTAAATACGTTCCACTTGATTTATTTGCGGACCAAGAAAATCTTATAAAAGATTATGAAGATTATAACGAAAACATCGCCCTAAAATATAGACAAGCAGGGGTTTCAACAGTAACTGCTGCATGGGTATCTAAAAAAATTGCATTTGCAAAAAAAAATAAACCTGAAAAAATACTGATTATTGCCAATAAACTTGATACATCAGTTGAGATGGCTAACAAAGTCAGAGGATTTTTGGAACAGTGGCCGTCTTGGGTTGGTATATCTTTTTCAAGTGAAAAAAATGCCGCAAGACATTTTAAAATGAGTAATGATTGTGAAGTTAAAGCGGTTGCAACATCAAAGGATGCCCTTCGTGGTTATACACCAACAATTCTTATTTTTGATGAGGCGGCGTTTATCGATGCGGATTCTGACTTTTGGGCGGCTTGTATGGCGTCCCTGTCTACCGGTGGTAAGGTAATTGTAATATCCACACCAAACGGATACGACCCAATTTATTATGAGATTTATGAGCAGGCTCAAAGAGGTGATAATGATTTCAAAATAAGTGAAATGTTTTGGTATAAAGACCCGAGATATACCAAAGACCTGTATATGGTTAAGACAAACGATTTATGTCATTTTTTACTACACAGAGAAGAATATCCAAAGGATTGTATTATTGAAATTCCTGTTGATAATCCATATGAAAGAGACCACAGTATAACAAAAAAATATATTGAGGAAGGATACAAACCGTGTTCTGATTGGTTTGAAAAAATGATTAAAAAACTTAAATACGATAAAAGGAAAGTTGCACAGGAACTTGAATGTAACTTTCTTGGTTCGGGTGATAATGTTTTTGATTCGGAGATGATGCTTAGGATTTCACAAAATATGATTAAAGAACCTCAAGCAAAACTTATGGGTAATGCTCTTTGGATTTACAAAGAACCTGAAGTGGGTCACAAATATGTTATGGGTTGTGATGTATCAAGAGGAGATTCTGAGGATTATTCCTGTATTCAAATAATTGATTTCGATACACAAGAACAAGTTCTAGAATATGTTGGAAAAGTTCCTCCAGATGTGTTAGCTGAGATTGCTTACAAATGGGGTGGAATGTATAATGCATATTGTGTTACTGATTTAACAGGTGGTATGGGTGTTGCAACGTCTAGAAAACTTCAAGAAATGGGTTATAGAAGTGGTATGTATGTTGATAATATTGATATGCAAAATAAGTGGAAATGGGACCCGAAGATGAATGAAAAAATCCCGGGAATAAATTTCAATGCTAAGAGAGTTCAAATTATAGCCTCTTTCGAGGAAGCTTTGAGACACGGTTTCAAAATATATTCCCCAAGATTATTTCACGAAATGGGTAAATTTGTCTATATAAATGGAAGGCCTGACCACCAAAAAGGTCAACACGATGATTGCATAATGTCAATATCAATGGCGGTTTACGTAGCGGAAAAATCTTTCCAACAGATAACCAAAAATTTAAACCACACTAAGGCTATGATAAATTCTTGGGCGACTAGTGTTAATGAGAATAAGAATTCATCTTCGTTTTTTAATCCTCTTATTCCACAGGGAAATCAGAAAACAGGTCATTATCCTCAGAATGGACCCTCGAAGGATGACTATCAAAAATACGGATGGTTATTCGGTGGTCGATAAGTATTTATAATGTTGACTAATTCAATTAAATTTACAATATGGCTGAAAATAAAAAAGAAAATATGACGGTTTGGCAACGGTTAGGTCAAACATTTGGTCCTAATTCATTAATGGGTCAAGATTATCCTCAATTTAAGTTGGATAAAAAGGAACTCCTAAGGACTCAGGACAAACAAGAATACGAAAGAGAAAAGTTACAAGCACAGCAAACATTTTATCTTGCACAACAGTGGGCTAAAGTCGAAAATAATTTATATTCTCAAGCGGTTTATTATGAACCAACAAGATTGTCCTCCGCTTATGATTATGAAAGTATGGAGTACACACCTGAAATATCAGCCGCTCTTGATATATATGCGGAAGAATCAACAACGGTAAATGAAGATGGGTACATGCTTCAAATATATTCTGAATCAAAAAGAATAAAGTCAGTATTAGCGGACTTATTCAATAATGTATTAGATGTACACACCAACTTACCAATGTGGATTAGAAATACTTGTAAGTTTGGTGATAATTTTGTTTATCTTAAATTAGACCCAGAAAAAGGTGTTGTAGGATGTCAACAATTACCAAATATTGAAATTGAAAGACACGAAGTTGGGATGGGAGATAAACACCCTGTTGATTTAGGTAAAACCGAAGCGAAAAAAGCATTAACTTTTACTTGGAAAAATAAGGCACTCACATTCCAATCTTGGGAAATTGCCCATTTTAGATTATTGGGTGACGACAGAAAACTTCCTTATGGGACATCAATGTTAGAAAAGGCAAGGAGAATATGGAAACAATTACTTTTGTCTGAAGATGCTATGCTGATATATAGAACATCGAGAGCACCTGAAAGAAGGGTGTTCAAAGTGTTTGTTGGTAATATGAATGATGAGGACGTTGAACCATATGTAAACAGGGTTGCAGACAAATTCAAAAGGCAACAAGTTGTAGATAAAAATACAGGTAATGTTGATATGAGATTTAATCAAATGGCGGTTGACCAAGATTATTTTATTCCTGTACGTGACCCGGCAAGCCCCAACCCTATTGAAACTTTACCGGGAGCAACTAACCTATCCGAAATTGCGGATATTGAATATATTCAAAAGAAATTATTAACCGCGTTAAGAGTCCCAAAAGCGTTTTTAGGTTTTGAAGAGGCTGTTGGGGGAGGCAAAGATTTATCTTTGATGGATATCCGTTTTGCAAGAACTATTAACAGAATACAAAAATGTATTATTCAAGAACTTAATAAAGTTGCAATAATACATTTGTTTTTACTTGGGTTCGAAGACGAGCTTTCAAACTTTACTTTAGGTTTAACAAACCCATCAACGCAAGCCGATTTATTAAAGATTGACGTTTGGAAAGAAAAAATGTTATTGTATAAAGATTTAGTCTCCGACCCAGGGAACGGTATTCAAGCTGTTTCTTCTACGTGGGCTAAAAAACACGTATTTGGTTTTTCTGATGATGAGATTAGAACCGATTTATTACAACAAAGGTTCGAGAGAGCAATAGGTGAAGAATTAAAAGGCACACCTACTGTAATAACTAAAACAGGTCTGTTCGATACAATTGATAAATTGTATGGTAATACAAGTGGTGGGACTCCTACCGCGGGTGCGGCCGCTGCTGGAGGTTCACCACCTGAGCTAGGAGGAATGGCACCTGAAATGGGAGGGGGAGCACCTCCACCACCCGGTGGCGGTACTGAAGAACTAGGAGGAACACCACCACCCGAAGAAGGTGGAGTTACACCGGAATCAAAAATGGATAGATTAAATATTTTAGTAGAGAATAGGTTAATCGAGGGTGCGGAAATACTTGAATTTGAAACTGGGATGGATTCTCTTGATGAAATGAATCTAGAACTTGATAAGTTATTAAATTCATAATATTTATATAGAAATAATAACAAAATGACATTCGGAGAAATCAAAACACAAATAGAAAATAGATTAATTGAAACATATAAGAATCAAAAGGATTTCAAGAGAACCCTCAAGGAATTTAAATTTGATATTTTGAATAATAAAAACATAGCAAAAGTTTATTCATTATATGATGAACTTTCGTCACCACAAGGTCTTAATGAAAATGACGCATATCTGTTTATAACAGAAGGAATTTCCCTAATACAAAAACATCTCAAAAATGTTAAATTACCAACATCATCAAATACCAAATTACAAAACAATTATAAATTAATTGATGACTTGGTTTATAGTGATGGTTCGACCACACTCAAAGAGAGTTTTGAAGAAAAGAAAGTATTGTCAAAAACAATCTGTCAACAAAAAAAACAAATCAAAGAATCCTTACAAATTCCGGTATCTACAATGATTAAGGTTGCTAACCAAAGTTTAAATAAGTTTGTTGAAAATTTGGATGAAGCAACTAAGAAAGAATTTTTGGAAATAATAAAGGAAGATACAGACTTTCTTAAAATTAAATTTGACACATTAAAAAGTGAGGCAAAAGCCAAACTAAAAATTCTTTTGGATAAGGAAGTTGAAATACAAACCAAGTCAAAAATTACAGAGACTATGGATAGAATACAATCAGAAAAATTTGATTATATTAATTACGTTAAATTGAGACAGTTAGTAGAGTCACTTTAAGATTTACTCTTTTTTTCCAAATAAATGGCTTTCAGAAGTTCATTTCTTCTTTCTACTGATTTTTTCGTGTAAGACTTTTTATTATTGAGGATTTGATTCTGCTTGGATTTTATCACTTTAGACTTAAGTGATTTTAAAGCCTTTTCTATATTTTCCCCGGGTTTTAAGTTAATTATTATCATATATCTACATATATACAGAAATATAAAAAAAAATTTGATATTGATAAGTTTTAATGGTATTTTTTATAAAAATAAACTTATCTAATATGAAATTTAATGAAGAAAGGTAAAAATGTAAGGATGAATGTGTCCGATTACTTCAAGTCATCCTACGGAACGGTGGATTCTAAGAATCTGAAATCAATATATATAAACATACAATCGTGGGTTTCTCCAAAAATAGAGTTGGATAATTGGTCAAGAATTGTGGGTAATCTTAGTAGAGAAATTAAACATACAGTCTTTGAATCAATTGATACAACTATTTTTGTTCCGAACTCCATTGTTGATTTAGATTTAAGAACAAGTGGAATACATTTCGGTAAAAAATCTTTTTTAAATTTAGAAATAAATTTGTTTATGGATGATGTAATTGATTTCAAATCATTAGAATTAAAAAACGCAATAAATAGAATTGTAAAAAACATTCAGTTTGAAAATATCTCACAGAATGATTACTTCGATTTTACTATTACAAAGAAATAATATTAATTATAGATATTTATTGTTAAAATACTGCAATGAAGGAACTTAGAATATTAGAATCACACGAAACCGGATTTGGAATTTTAGTTGAAATGGATGCGGGTTATGTTTCTCCAACAGAAACGTTCAACGCCAATATCCTTAAGGAACAAAAATTAATGGATTATAGAAATCCTTTTGAATTTTATGCCGTTTTACAAAAATATAATACACCAAATAGGAATGGCAGGTTTTATCCTGAAAAAATCCTCAAAAGAGAAGCTGACAAATATAAAACAATTATACAAAAAGGTTTATCAACATCTGAACTTAATCACCCGGAATCCTCACTTATTGATTTAGACAGAGTTTCACATCTTATTACAGATATATGGTGGGATAATAATATTTTAATGGGTAAATTGAAATTATTAACTTCTCCGGGATTTCACGAAAGAGGAGTTGTTTCTACTAAAGGGGACATTGCCGCCAATTTAATGAGACAAGGTGTAACACTTGGTATATCCTCAAGAGGAGTAGGGTCCCTTAAAAAAGTAGGAGAAAAAAACGAAGTACAAGATGATTTCGAACTTATCTGTTTTGACCTCGTGTCCTCGCCTTCAACACCCGGTGCATATCTTTTTTCAAAAGAGGGAGATAGACACAAGTACGAAGAGAACTTGGAAGAAGAAAAAATGGAGAAAACAAAAAATTCTCTTGACAAGTCAGTTGATTTAATGAAAAAATTATCCGATTATTTAGGAAAATAATAAATTATGGATGAAAAGTATTTTGTAGCAAAAATTCAGTATGATTTACCAGATGAACACACCGGTAAAATCAAAAAAATTAAAGAAGAAAAACTTGTTCTTGGTTATTCTGTAACTGATGTGGAAGCAAAAGTTACAAAAAAATATGAGAGTTTTTCAAATGATTGGAGAATAACTTCAGTTTCTGAAAGTAAAATTGACGAGGTTATTTAAGAAAAAAAAAATAATAATTTTATAAGTGGTCAAATTTGACCACTTTTTTTATGCTTAAAATTCAATAAAGTTGGGTTTTATAGTTGGAAAAGTGAACTTTTTTTATTTTGGTAATATTTATTAGAAAATAATAAATAAAAAACTACTATGTCAGAAAAAAATTCATTAGTTGAAGAGGCTCTAATTCAAATGAAACAAGTTGAAGAAGCCATCTCTGAAAATGCAAAAGGAATACTTGCTTCTACAATGAAGGAAGAAATCGGTCAATTAGTAAAAGAATCCCTCTCCGAACAAGACGATGAGGAGGATGTTGACACAGAAGTAGAAACTGATACCGAAGAACCGGAGGATGTTGATACTGATAACGAAGATGATGTTGAAATGGACGTAGACATGGAAGATATGCCAGCAATGGATGATACCGACATGGAAATGGATATGGATACAGATTCTGAGGAAACTCCAATTGATTTAACTCATATTACTGATGATTCAAAACTTTTGAAGGTGTTTCAGGCAATGGGCGAAGAAGACGGTATCATCGTTGTAAAAGATGGCGCTAATGTTAATTTAACCGATAAGAACACTGATAAAGAATATATGATTAAAATGGGTGAATCGAAAGAATACAAAAAAAGACAAATTATGGAGTATGCTGAAGACGATAGTGATTTAGATGATGTTATCGATTCTCTTTTCGATAGTGATTCAGATATGACATCTGACTATGATGATGAATCATCTATGACTGACGAAATGGAGGAAACAATCTATGAAATCCAAATGGATGATGATTCTTTAGAAGAAACTGATGATTCTTTAGAAGAAACTGATGATTCTTTAGAAGAAACAATCTATGAAATTCAAATGGATGATGATTCTATGGAAGGAGAATACGAATCTGATTCTATGGAAGAAGAATACGAATCTGATTCTATGGAAGAATCTTTGGAAGAGGATGAATCATATCATATGGATGAATCATATAGTCACAAAAAAGCAAAAAAAGGGATTAAACCTAAAGGTGTTGGAATGGGCTCGCCTAAATTTTCCTACAAAAAAACTTCCGGTGGATTCAAAGAAAGTATGAAACAGGGAACAAAAGGTGTTGGAATGGGTAAAGCCAAATTCGAATACAAAGAAGGAAAGAACTTAGAAGGTAAAAACAAAGTTGTTAAAAAGTCAGAAACCAAAGAAGCTGCAAGAACACTAGCAAGTGGAAAGGCTTGGGGTAGAAAAGGTTTATCAAAGCCAAGAACTTCTCCAAGACATCTTAAATTGGAATCTATGGAAGATGAAATCACAATGTTAAGACAAAAGAATGATGAGTATAGAAAGGCTCTGAATACATTCAGAGAAAAGTTAAATGAAGTTGCGATTTTCAACTCCAATTTAGCATACGCTACAAGATTATTCACTGAACATTCAACAACTAAAAAAGAAAAAATAAATATTCTTAGAAGATTCGATGATGTTGAAACTCTTAAAGAATCAAAAAATCTTTATAAATCAATCAAAGACGAATTGGCTAAGGAAGGTACTCAAACAATGAATGAATCAGTAGAAAGAAAAATAAATAAAACAGTTTCTACCGGTTCTTCTACAAGTCTTATCGAATCAAAAACTTACGAAAATCCTCAGTTTTTGAGAATTAAAGATTTGATGGGTAAGATTGTATAAATAAACAAAAAAACAAAACAATACTAAAATGGGAGCATTATTAGAATCAGGTCTTGTTGGTAACATTGGTCTTAAGCACCTTAAAGTTATCAAAGAAGACACAATCAACAAATGGGACAAATTAGGGTTCCTCGAAGGTCTTAAAGGCCACCTAAAAGAAAATGTTGCGCAGTTATATGAAAACCAAGCATCACATTTGATTAATGAAGCATCGTCTACTTCAGACACCGGTGCATTCGAAACTGTTGTTTTCCCAATTGTACGTAGAGTATTCTCTAAGTTGTTGGCTAACGATATCGTTTCTGTACAAGCTATGAACCTTCCTATCGGTAAGTTGTTCTTCTTTGTACCTAACATCCAAAACAATCCAGGTGGTGTTCATTATTCACCATATGGTGCTCCGGATGCCACAAATCAGACACCATCTACAGGTTATAACTGGGATACTACAAAAAATCTATACGATAGATTCTACGAAGGTACTGAACCAGCTTTAGACCCACCAGGTTTATTCGATTATTCTAAAGGACAATATAGTTCAATGACTTCATCTAATGGTGGTGCTCACGTAACTACTGTACAATGGTCTAGTGGTCAGATGGTTCCTACCGCTTACACAGTAGCCGGAATGCCTGCCGAAGGATATAGAAAGGTTATTGTTGTTTTATCAGGTTTTGCTTCAGATGCTGCCGGTAAATTAATCGGTCCTGATGGTAACCCAATGGATAATGAATCATTCTTATCTGATTTGACAATTAACGCTGTTACAAGTGCAGGAGGAGCATTCTCAGGTGCGGGTTCAGGTAACCTACTTTTCAGAGTTGTTACTCAAAAATACGGTAAAGGTATCGTACAATATGGTACAAACAACGATAATTTAGTATTCCCGGATTCAAAAACAGGTGGTGGTTCATTCGACAATATCTGTGATGCTGCCGGTAAAATTTACTTGGAAGTTGATTTACAAGTACCTTGTGCTGTTGGTGCTAACACTCTTGATGGTTACTCAGGTCAGACAATCACTATCAACGGAACAGATGTTCAAGATTCACAATTTACCGCAACATATAAGATTTACAAAAATCTTGAGTTCGAAGATAAAATTGGTGAAGTTTCTTTTGACCTTCAATCAGTAACAGTTTCTGTAACTGAAAGAAAGTTAAGAGCACAATGGTCTCCTGAAATGGCTCAAGACGTTGCGGCTTTCCACAACATTGATGCTGAAGCAGAATTAACAGCTTTATTGTCTGAGCAAATCGCAGCTGAAATCGATAGAGAAATCCTTCGTGATTTGAGAAAAGCAGCGGCTTGGAATTTACGTTGGGATTATAATGGTTGGAAGAGACAAGGTCAAACTTCAGTTTCTTACACTCAGAAAGACTGGAATCAAACTTTGATTACAGCAATCAACCAAATTTCTGCACAAATCCACAAATCTACCTTAAGAGGTGGTGCTAACTGGATTGTTGTTTCTTCTGAAATCAGTGCGATTTTTGATGATTTGGAATATTTCCACGTATCAAACGCGGCTCCTGAGCAAGACCAATACAATATGGGTATTGAAAGAGTAGGTACTCTTGCAGGTCGTTACCAAGTTTATCGTGACCCTTACTTCCCAGCTAACCAAGTGTTGTTGGGACACAAAGGAACGTCATTGTTAGATACAGGTTACATCTACGCACCATATGTACCTCTACAATTAACACCTACAATGTACAATCCATTCAACTTTACACCAATCAAAGGTATCATGACTAGATACGCTAAGAAGGTTGTAAACAACCGTTTCTACGGTAGAATCACAGTTGATGGTGTTCGTACATTTGACTTGAGAGAATTGAGATAATCAATCTAAAAAGGAAAATAATAAGGAGACAAGAAATTGTCTCCTTTTTTTTTATAAATTTTGTTTTTTTCAAAAAATTATTATATTTATTTAAGATGCAAAAAATGGTTCGAAATTTGGTACTTGAAATATATAATAGAACAGAAGTTCTATTCAATTCCCTTCTTTTATGAAGGGATTTTTTTTGCCCATGCGTTTAATAAACTAAACATATAAATAAAAAAAAACAAAACATGAAAAACACAGTAATTTACAACGAGTTGGTTCAGAAAATGAGACAATTTTTTCTGAAAAAGGGGTTTTTGGAAGTACCTACACAATCAAGATTATCAATTCTTGCTGCATGTGAAAATCCACATTCTATCACAACATTTGAATATCAAGGTCAAGTTTGGCCTTTACCACAAACAGGTCAAATGTGGTTGGAGTATGAAATGCTTAAAAATCCGGAATGGCCCGGGGTATTTTGTCTTACAACATCATACAGACAAGAAAAAAATCCTATTGAAGGTCGTCATGAACTAATATTTCCGATGTTTGAATTCGAGAGTAAAGGAACTATGTTAGATTTGGAAAAGT